TGCAACTGATTACGTGTGAGATAAGATGCGGGTTCGAATCCTGTCACGCCAATAGGTAGCATAGCTACTTAAATAAATTAGGAAACGTCAATAGATGTTTCTATCCTTCACGAGAGGCATCCACTTGCTGGGTGTCTCTTTTTATACATAAAATTACATAGGAGGTGAGGTCATGGCAAAGTACACAGAGTGGCTGACTGACGAAGGGTTAATTAAAATCGAAGGGTGGGCACGAGATGGCCTCGTCGATAAGCAAATCGCACAAAATGTTGGAGTATCCGAACGGACATTTACCGATTGGAAAAAGAGGTTTTCTTCCATTTCTTCCGCCCTCAAAAGAGGAAAAGAAGTTGTAGATCGTCAAGTTGAAAATGCACTGTTTAAAAGTGCGGTGGGTTATGAATACACCGAAGTTACAAAAGAATTAACAGAAGCGGGCATGGAAGTAACCAAAAAAGTAACGAAACAAGTGGCGCCCAACCCTACATCCGCAATTTTCTGGCTTAAGAACAGAAAGCCTGATGAGTGGAGAGATCGAAGAGAAACCGAGGTTTCAGGATCGCTTAATATTTCCGATGCAGCAGTCGAAATCGAGCAGTTTTTCGAGGATGATTCTACATGAGCCCTAAAAAGCGAAAATATTTGAACCTAATCAAAACGAACCCGGTAATTTTTGGAAATTTAGTGGGGTTTAACGATTTAGGAGAATTGCACAATGATTGGTTAAAGTCTTTTTTGTTTGAGAAAGACGATCAAACGTTATTGGCTCATCGTGGCTCATTTAAAACAACTACCTTGGCGATTGCAATTGCATTGTTGATGGTTCTTTTTCCAAATAAAAACATTATCTTCTTACGTAAGACTGATACTGACGTCGTAGAGATTATTTTACAAGTGGCTAAGGTTTTATCTAGCAAATACTTTAAAACGCTTGTATTTGCATTATATGGCGTTGAATTAGTGCTTTTGAAAGAGACCACCACGGAAATAGATACCAACTTAAAAACATCTAGCCGAGGAACCTCTCAATTACTCGGTATGGGAATATACGCTTCTCTGACTGGTAAACATGCGGACATCGTTATTACTGATGACATTGTTAACATTAAAGACCGAGTCAGTCGAGCTGAACGAGAGAGAACGAAACTTCAGTATCAAGAATTGCAGAACGTTAAAAATCGCGGTGGTCGTTTTATTAACACAGGTACACCATGGCACAAAGAAGACGCAATCTCTAAAATGCCTAACGTCAAGAAATTCGATTGTTACGAAACAGGATTAATTGACAAAGAACAACGTCAGGCATTGCAACAAGCAATGACACCATCATTATTTGCGGCAAACTATGAGCTAAAACATATTGCTGACAGTGAATCGCTATTTACTGCACCAACCTATACCGACAGTATTAATCTTATTTATAACGGTGTAGCACACATCGACGCGGCTTATGGTGGCGATGACAGCACAGCCTTAACCATCTTCAAAGAACAAAAAGATGGAACAATTATTGGATATGGTAGGAAGTGGCAGAAACATGTGGATGATTGCTTGCCTGAAATTTTGCGATTGCATCAACACTACCAGGCAGGAACTTTCCACACAGAAACGAACGGAGACAAAGGGTACTTAGCTAAGAATTTACGTGAGTGCGGTCAGTTTGTTACTGAATATCATGAATCTATGAATAAATTTATTAAAATATCTACTTATTTGCGTAAGTACTGGCACTTGATTATTTGGTTAGAAGATACAGATAAAGAGTACATTGCCGAAATTTTGGACTATACAGAAAATGCAGAACATGACGATGCACCAGACAGCGCGGCCAGTCTCCTTAGGACCTTAAGCTTGAAGAATCCACAATCATTAGAGGAACGTATGGACGCTGCCAAGTTCTTCTTTGGATAAAGAAAGGGATGAAAAAGTGAATAAAAAGAATGAAGTAACGTTTTTAAGAAATCACAGGTATCATAAAAATGCGAATGCGGTTTTTAGAATGGCACAGGAAGATTTTGAAAGCCTAGAATTTGATAGTGAAACATGGATTACTCAACTAAAAAGATTTGTTAATCGACATCTTGCTGAACAAGTGCCACGTTTAAAAGAGCTTAAACGCTATTACTTAGCAGATAATAACATCAAATATCGTCCTCCAAAAACTGATGAATACGCTGCCGACAATAGAATAGCAAGTGATTTTGCTAGATATATCACTATTTTTGAGCAAGGCTATATGTTGGGACAGCCGGTCCAGTACAAAAATGAAAATGATGAACTGCAAGAAAAAATCGATGACTTCAATAAGCAAAACAACGAAGCCTATCACAACGTACTTATCAAAACCGATTTGTCAATCTATGGCAGAGCCTACGAGTTGGAAACAATTGCTTTACAAGATGAACAAGCGTTTGTAAAACTAGTTAAATTAAACCCAGAGCAGACATTCATTGTATATGATGATACGACTGACAGTAATTCTTTATTTGGTGTTTATTATTATTCAATAGATTATGGCGATGGGGTGCGTAAGGATTTTATAAACGTTTATACATCTGACATGTTATACATCTATGTCAATGACAACCAGAATAAAAAGGGATTGACATTATTAGACTTTGAAGATTATGCGTTTAATGGCGTACCTATTAATGAATTCGCAAATAATGAAGACCGTACAGGTGCATACGAACCTGTTTTAGATTCAATTGATGCTTATGATTTGTCTCAATCTGAGTTAGCTAATTATCAGCAGGACACAATGGACGCTATTTTGCTTATCAAAGGAAATCCATACACAGGGACTGCTCAAAATGACTTAGATGAAGATGGTAATATTGTTCCTAATTCACGGTTAGCTGTTTCTTTAGCTTTCAAAAAAGCACGAATAATGATTTTAGATGATAATCCAAATCCAAACGGATCAGAACCTGATGCAAAATATCTCATAAAAGAATATGACTCAGAAGGTGCAGAGACTTATAAGAAAAGATTGGTTAATGATATTTTACGATTTACTTTTACACCAGATACATTGGATGCCAATTTCAGTGGTACACAATCAGGTGAGAGTATGAAATACAAGTTAATGGCTGCGGATAATCGGCGGGTTATGCAACAGCGCTTATTTGAAAAAGGTTTGATGAGACGATTGCGCCTAGCTATTAATATTTGGCAAATAAAAGGGAACGATTCAACAGCTTACAATGATATTAATAATACGAATATTATATTTACTGCGAATGTTCCTAAATCAGATAACGAGATTGTTTCATTAGCTAGTCAATTAGTTGGACAAGTTTCAGATGAAACACTATTTGAAATATTGTCTACAGTAACGGGTGTCAATCCCGATGTCGAACTAAAACGTATTAAGGAAGAAACAAATGATAAGCCAGAACCACGAAGGCCTGAAGTGAATAAGAATGAAATGGGGAATGACGACGATGAACGAGAAGCAGCTAAAGGAATTAATGAAGATGAATGAGAATAATCAAACACTTGAAGCTACATTTTTCGAAACGCAAAGAAGTTTAGAATTTATTGCTAAGCAGGGAAAATATCTTTTTGATAAATGTTTAGATGAGGGGTTTAATGAAAATCAGGCTTTAAGATTCACTATTGGCATTCTGACTGGCGTTTCAAATTAAGGGGCTGATTGAATGACTTCACAGCAATATTGGATAAAGCGTATGGATGAAATCATGGCTTACGTTGATAAAACGGATTTAGATTTCTTCGATGAATTACAATCTATATACACAGAAAATCGCCAGAACATCCAGAAAGAGATATATAAATTTTATACTCAGTATGCTAAAGAAAATAGAATCTCTATGCAAGAAGCAAAAAAACGGCTCATGAGGGAGGACTTAAGTGATTATAGAGAGAATGCCAAGAAATATTTCAAAGCGGCTAAAAAAGACCCGGAATTATTGAAACGCTTAAATGAACAATATAGAGCTGGAAAAGTCACTCGATTAGAGGCGTTACAGCTAGACTTGCTTTATCAATTAGGTGTGATGCGCGGTGATCTTGAACAATCATTTAATGACTATTTGAAAGAAGTCGCGAAGTACGCATATAGAAAAATATCTGGTGGAAATTCTGCGAGTACTTTAAATCTACCTACCTTAGAACAATTAGTGAATACACCATTCAATGGAAAAAACTATTCGCAAAGTATTTGGGGAAATGTAGATGATTTAGCTAATGACTTGAGGAATACTTTAGTTAAAGGATTTGTAAGAGGATTGGGCCCTGCTGAAATGGCAAGGGAGTTAAGAAAAAAATACAATGTAGCGCGTTCAAGAGCTGAAGCAATCATTCGTACAGATGGAACGAATATTATCAATAATGCTACGGCAAAACGCTATATAGATGCTGGTTTCACTGAATATGAATACCTTGCTCATATTGACAATCGCACTACCGAAATATGCAAAGGTCTAAACGGTGACGTCTTTAAATTAGCAGATTTTCAACCTGGTCTAAATGCACCACCGATGCACGTGAACTGTCGAAGTACGATCATTCCAAGTAAAAAAGAATTGAGGGATGTTTAAAATGTTGCTAAGATTTATTGCTTTAATTATTGGCATGCCTTTCTTAGGGTTTTCACTAGCAATAACGATTATGCTGATTAAGACAGGAATTCATTACGAACAAAAAGAAGTACCACCAGATCCATATGATTACCTTGACTCTGATTATGAAGAGCATTTGAGAAAGGAAAATAGTAATGAAAGAAAAAGCAAAAGTTAATGTATTAGGCGTAGAATACACAATTTATAAAGAGACAACAGAAGCAGACAAGCCTTTTATGCGCGGTGCAGACGGTGTCACTGATTTTACGACCAAAGAAATTTTTATTAATCAGTTAGATAACGGAGATCCAGATAATTTTCAAGAAATTGATATATATGAAGCTAGAACCATACGCCATGAAATTATCCATGCTATTTTATTTGAATCGGGATTAGACAATAACGCAGAATGGCCAAGAAATGAAGAAATCGTTGATTGGATTGCTATTCAGTTTCCTAAATTATTAAACATTTACAAAGAATTAGAAGTTGAGTCGTTTTAAACGGCTTTTTATTTTGTCCAGGCGTGGATGACAAAAAAAGCTACGGAAATGAGCAAGCATTGATTCTCAATAAAAGCTATGGAAGGAGAAAGTCAAATGAAAACATGTAATTTATTACCAATGCAATTACAATTTTTTGCTGCAGATAATGGAAATAGTTCAGGTGGAGGAGATAATCATCAGCAACAAAATGAAGATGAACAAAAATCATTGAATCTCGATGAACTAGATGAAGAACAGCTGACTTCAATTAAAGAAAAGTTCGGATTAAAAGACGATAAAGATGTTGATGAGATTATCAAAAGTAAAAAATCACGTTGGCAAAAAGATTTAGAAGAACAAAAGAATGAAGCCGCTCGTTTAGCGAAACTTTCAGAAAAAGAGCGACAACAAGCTATTCTTGATAAAGAAAAAGAAGAGTTTGAAAAACAAAAGGCTGAGTTCCAAAAACAGCAACTGTTCGTTGAAAAAGGAAATCAGTTAAAAGCCGAAGGTATGCCTTCTGATTTTGCCCATAGAATTACCGGAGAAACAGCTGAAGAAATTCTGGAAGATGTAAAGGCATTTCGTGATGAATGGGATAAAGCTGTAGAAGCAAAGGTGAACGAGCGCCTTGCTAGCAAAAATAAGACACGAGTAGGCAATAACGGTGGTCAAATGACTAAAGCTGAAATTATGCAAATTAAAGACTCTAAAGAGCGTCAAAGAATGATTGCTCAAAATAGAGATTTATTCTAGGAGGAATAACTTATGAAAAATATGTCAAAAACTAATAAAGAACGTTTATTAAAAATGGATTTGCAACTATTTGCGGCAGAACCAGACCTTACAAAAATGGACGATTTAGGAGAAATTAAATCCATTGATTTTGTGAATCGTTTTGAGAAAGGCATCAAAGAATTATTAGAGTTATTAGGTGTAACACGGTTAGAACCTTTATCTAAAGATATGAAAATTCAAATGTACAAATGGACAACGTCATTAAAAGATGGAAATGTTGCGGAAGGCGATGATATTCCTTTATCCAAAGTAACTCGAGCTAAAGGAAAATCATTTACAGTAACATTTAATAAATGGCGCCGTGCAGTAACTGCTGAAGCAATTGCTCGTCATGGAGCATCTATTGCGATTGATCAATCTGACGAAAAATTATTGCGCCAAATTCAAGGTGGAATTAAAACGCAATTTGTTAATTTTTTAGGGACAGCTCCTACTAAAATTCCAGCTGAAGGGTTACAAAAAGCGTTAGCACAATCATGGGGGAAACTAAGTACATTCGAAGAGTTTGATGGCGCTCAATTTGTTTCCTTTGTAAATCCTATGGATGTAGCAACCTACTTAGGGGATACAAAAGTCTTAGCAGATGCATCTAATGTATTTGGTATGACCTTATTGAAAAACTTTCTAGGTGCAACAAACGTTATTGTATTAAACGCAATCCCAGAAGGAAAGGTTTATTCTACCGCCGTTGACAATATCGTATTAGCATACTTGGATATGAAGGCATCTGATTTAGGTGATATTTTTGTGGACTTTGTTGATGAAACTGGTTTTATTTCAGCGACTCGTGGACGTACTCTACGAAATGCAACATTTGAATCATTGTTTATGAATGCTTTAACATTATTCCCTGAAATTCCAGAAGGTGTAGTAGAAGCAACAATTAGTGGTGAAACAACAACGACAACGACAAAACCAACAACAACGACTACTACGACACAAGGGTAAAGTAGGTTTCTGATATGGGAAAGACAGAAAAAGAATACGGTGATCGTCTGAAGGAAATCAAAGTTTTGTTAGGCATTTCTGACGAACTCCAAGATGAATTGTTAACATTAGTGATTCAAGACAGTGAAGAACGTATTTTATCTGTCTTGAATCAATATGCTCAAAAAAATGGAACAGATAAGTACGATGCTGTACCTGATAGTTTGAACTATATATTGAGAGATGTATCAATTAAACGTTTCAACAAAAGAAATAGTGAAGGGACAAGTTCTGACAGCGAAGAAGGTCGTTCTTTTACTTGGGAAAAGAGTTATTTGGATGAATATTTGAACATTTTAGACGAGTATACCAAGCCTGAAATTAGAGCTGGTAAAGGAATTGCGAGGTTTTTACCATGATTTATAACCATCGTTGTAAAATAGTTAAGAATATTACTACTGAAGGGTATTTAGGAGAAGAAGCCATTTCAAAAGAAGTTAGAACAGTACCTTGTAGTATCCATAATATTTCTTTTGATGAACAAATAGCTTTCTTTGGAAAATACAATAAGAATGCACTTAAAGTTCATTTACAGGGATATTTCTTCTTTGATGAAATTAATATAGACGGTATTTCTAAAAATATTTTTGATGTTAAGTTTCATCGCAATTCAACAGTTGTAATATTAACATGAGCAAAGTTATTCAAATTGTTGGACTGAAGGCATTTGTTCGGGGTGTTAAGAAGCAAAAAGAAAAAACAGAACAGTCTATTCATAAAGAATTGCAAAAATCAGGATTTAGAGTTGAGAAAAGGGCTAAACAATTAGCACCGGTAGATACTGGATGGTTAAGAAACAATATATATTCATATATGATGTACAGAATGTGTGTAAGTATAGACTCGCCTGCTAACTATTCAATTTTCATCGAAGAAGGAACACGTTTCATGGCTGCTCAACCTTTCTTGTATCCTGCTGTTAAAGAAGAATATCCAACATTAATGAAGAATTTACAAAAGATAGTTGGAGGTAAATGAAGTGGAACATGCCCCAAATACTAAATTTTTAAAAGAGATTTCTGAAAAATTAAATAAAACGGGAATCCCTATTTACTATAAACTTCCAGGGCCAGAAATTATTGAGCCTTTTTATGTTATTGGCAATCACTTTGACGATGATACAAAAAGTGCAAAATTTGGTGCTGCAATAGTGAACACTGATTTACAAATAGATTTATTTTATCCAGTAAATAGTAGAGCAAAAGTCGAAGATGTAATATATCAAACCAAATCTGCTCTACGAACAAAGAAAATTAGTACAAATATTAGACCTGATAACACTATTGGTAGAGAAGTTTATCATGTCGTGTTTAAAATATCTGATTATATTTTTTAGGAGGAATTCATATGCCAGAAACAGTAAATAACGGAATTAAAAAATTCCAAGGAACACCTATTAGAGGAAACCGTGTTTGGTACTTTATTCAAAGCACACAAGTACCAATTGGATCTCCAGCTCTCTTGCCTGCATTTCAAACAGATGGTACTACAACTATTGGCGGTGACAACATCGATGAACAAACAAAAATGGGGCGTATAATTTTAAAGTCAACTGATGAACATAGTATTGAATTGACACAATACTTTGCTCCCGATGATGAATCAATTGATGTTATTGAAGAAGCCAAAAAGAATGGACATTCTGTTAAAGTATGGCGAGTTGTTGTTGACGATACTCTTGCAACGGAAGAAGGAGCCGGAACTAAAGCTTATCCAGCTAAATTTGGTTATGGTATCCCTGACGAATTAGAATATGCTGAAGGAGAAGATTTAGTTGAAATTAGCTACACATTAAATATTGTAGGGAAATTGCAAGACGGAACATTTCCTTTGTCAGATGAAGACGTTGCAATGGTCGAAAGTTTGTATCAATTCCAACGCCCAGGAGAAACTACTGGTGATTATAGCAATATTGATAATGGAACAACAACAACCACTACAAGACCTACAACAACCACAACGACAACTCAAAGGTAATTAAAATGAAATACCTATTATGTCAGCCTGCGATTCAAAGATTTAAATGGGAATTAGAAGTGTGTCTTACTAATTTAAAAAAAGTAGGAATTGAAGACATCGTATTGCTTTTTTCGAAACATGATACATCAATTCCTGTGTATTTTAAAGAAGAGTATGGTGTAACAGTGCATACTTATGAGGATAATCGAAGGGATAAAAGCTATATCCCTTCGATTAAGCCTTATTTGTGGTGGCAATATTTAAAAGAAGACCCTAGTAGAGAAAAAGAAACATACTTCTATATGGACTCAGATGTGATTTTTAGAGAACTGATTGATTTCAACAAGTTTAATTTGAAAGAGGATGTTTGGTACTGTTCAGATTGTAATGGCTATTTAAATATTGATTATATACGTAGCTGCAAAAATGGAGACAAAATATTGCAGGAGATGTCCGGTATAGTTGGTGTCAATCTTGAATCACTTGAAACAATTAATAGTAATTCAGGTGGGGCTCAATGGGTTATAACCAATCCGAAAAAAGAATATTGGGAAAAGGTTTATTGTGATTCAATACGTTTATTCAAGTATTTAAATTACCAAGACAGTAATATTCAAATTTGGACTGCGGAAATGTGGGCTCAATTATGGAATATGTTAGTTTTTAACATAGGCCCGAAAATCGATGAAGAATTAAATTTTTGCTGGCCAACTGATCCAGTCAATAAATGGTACGAAACAAAAATATTACACAATGCAGGTGTAACTGAAAAAGATAAAGATTTATTTTTTAAAGGAAAATATGTTAATACTAGTCCTTTTGAAGATAGGTTAGATAATATGGCTAAAGATAAAGCAACTATAAAATATATAGAAGCTATAAAAATGGCTAAAACAGGAGGAAATAATATATGTCATTTGCAGTTGAATTAAAAGGGAAACAATTAGAAATTAAGTTTAATTATGGAATGTTATTTAAAGCTAATAAAAAGCTAGGTACAAAAGATGCTCAAGGTAACTCACAAAATGATGGCGCAGGTGTTCTTTTTGTAAAAGTTCTAGAAGAAGATGATGATGCGCTTTTTGATATTATCAAGCTGGCTTCAAAAGATAAAGTAACAGATGAAGACATTGCGAAGTCTGTTCAGGATTTTGTGGAAACTTTTGAAGATGAAGAAGAAGGATACAGCATGGTATTTGAAACACTTAAACAAGAAATGTTGGATTCTGGTTTTTTCGTGAAGAAATTGAAGAAATATATCAACAATCTAGAGAAAGCAGCAGATTACTTGAAGAGCCAACAACCGACCGAAGAGATTCAAAATCCAGAGCAACAAGCAAAAGCGGTCAAAGATTTAGCAGATCGAATCAAGAAAGAAATCTCATAGTGAATTGTGCTAGGCAAGGATTAGTGGATATTCCATTAATTATGTCTTGTTATAAGTGGGAGTTAGAAGCGATTTTAGAAGGATTAGCTTTGAAAAGTGTAGATGAACAAGAACAAAAAGCCCATTATGCGTTTACTTTAAGATATGTTTTGAATGCAAAGAAGCCAAAAATAAAAAAAGTATTTGATAAAGAAAAAATTGAACGCAAAATAAAATCTATTTTTGCTACGACAAACGAAAAGGAAGAAACATACAATCGTGTGGAAAAGGCAAAAGAAGTGATGAACTATTTCAAAAATAAAAAGTGGAGGTGAGTAAATGGCTTTTGAAGGTGCTATTAACGCTGTTATCGGTGCTGATTTGTCGCAATATAATGCTGCAATGAATAAAGTTTCATCTATAGCGAATAAAACTATGAATGATGTTGCTAACATATTACAAAGCGGATCTATGAGTACTACTCAAAAAGTCGGTCAAATTATGAGTAAGTTAGCTGATCCGATGCTAAATAGCGTTTCTAAAGTTTTACCGCAAACTGTTGCATTATTTGAAAAAGCTGGCGGCGGTATTCAACGTGTAATTGCTGGAATCGGCGAAAAAATACCACAACCAATTAAAAAAGGGATGTCAGCTGCCAAGAATGCGGTTGTAAGTTCAGCTAAAGAAATGGGAGCTGGACTATCACAACAAACATCAATAATTGGTAAAGCATTTTCGACAGTTGCTTCTAAAATACCACAGCCTTTTAAAAGTGCATTTAAAGCTGTTGGATCAAGTGCTAGTGAAATAAGTTCAAAAATTACTACTTTGGGAACTAATATAGGTTCGAAATTAACTGGAGCGTTTAATAGTGCTGGATCAAAAGCGTCTAACGCACTAAATAAGATGGTTTCAGGAACCAATAAAGCAGGATCAGCAACAGATGATTTAGTAAAAAAAATCATAGGTATTGGTGCAGCATACGCGGTAGCTCAAAAAGGCATATCAGCACTTTCTAGCGGATTTAAAGAAATTATAGGTGACTTGAACCAAGGCTCAGCTACATGGAAAACTTTCAATGCTAATATGGAAAATATTGGTAAAGGAAAAGATGAAATAGCATCTGTAAAAAAAGAGCTACAGGATTTTGCCACTAAAACAATTTATTCTGCTTCTGAAATGGCTACTACATATAGTCAATTAGCAGCTGTAGGAATAAAAAATACTGACAAATTGGTTATGGGTTTTGGTGGATTAGCTGCGGCAGCTGAAAATCCGACACAAGCGATGACAACGCTAAGTCAACAAGCTACACAAATGGCTGCTAAACCGATGGTTCAATGGCAAGATTTTAAATTGATGTTAGAACAAACTCCTGCGGGTATTGCAGCTGTTGCTAAAACTATGGGCATGTCAACCTCTGAAATGGTGACTGCGGTTCAAGATGGGAAAATTGCTACTCAAGATTTCTTTGATGCAATAACTAAAACTGGTACAAACGAAACGTTTTCAAAAATGGCTACCGAATATAAAACTGTCGGTCAAGCAATGGATGGCTTAAAGGAAACAATCACCAATAAATTACAACCGGCTTTTGATCAACTGTCTCAAGTAGGGATAGAAGCAGTCAGCAAATTAACAGATAAAATTGGTGATTTTAATATGGATAAAATATCTGCAGCAGTAGATGTTGCTACAAATGTTTTAAACCATTTTATCAATGGCACTGATTTGTCTAAAAAAAGTATTGATGCTTTAAAAGGTGCTATTCAAGGACTATTACCTATAGCTGCTGTATTGGGAAGCGCGCTAGTAGTCAGTAAAGCAGTTCCTGCAATTGCATCTCTTTCAAGCGGATTTTCAGCATTTTCAGGAATATTAGGAGGTATGATAAGCGGACCGTTCAAAATGTTTAGTTCTGGATTAACAGGTTTGATAGGTTTAATTCCTAAAATAGGAAGTAGCTTATCCATGGCAAGTTCTGTTGGTATGGGAGCCTTAGGTGGCATGACTTCTGCAATGGGAACTATCATGCAAGTAGCTTTATCAGCTATAGGACCTGCAGCTATATTAGGATTAGTTATAGCTGGATTGGGACTAATCAATAATCAATTTGGAGCACAAATTGACAAATTATTAAAGACGGTAACTACAAAAGGCCCAGAAATTATAACTAATCTTGTTAATGGTATTACCTCACAATTGCCACAACTTATGCAAAGTGGCACTGAATTAATTGCTAAACTAGCTAGTGCTATATCTACAATGATTCCAATAATCATAGATTCAGGTATGAAAATTATTGGAAGTCTTGTACAAGGTGTGGGGCAAAATGCACCGTCTCTTATAAATTCAGCGTTAGAAGTTATTACTTCATTTTTGAGCTCCATAGCAAGTGCATTGCCTGAATTATTAAAAATGGGAATGGAACTTTTGCTGAATATAGTTAAAGGAATCATTCAAAATATACCAAAAATAGTTGAATCAGTGAAAAAAATCTTGGATTCGTTTGTTAATTCTGTAATGGAAAATCTACCTCAAATTATAGATACGGGTATTCAGATTCTTCAGAATTTAATTGATGGTCTTACTCAATTATTGCCACAAATTTTACCTGTCGCATTAAACGCGATTCTAACATTAATCCAAGGTTTAATGGATAATATACCTAAGCTTTTAGATGGAGCAGTCCAAATTATAAATTCATTATGTAATTTTATTGTAGAAAACTTACCTATGATTCTAGACGCAGCAATGCAAATTATTATGGCCTTGGTTAATGGTATTGTTGAGAATTTGCCAAACATCGTTTCTTCGGGAATACAAATCATTATGACGTTGATTGGCACGGTAATCCAGATGCTACCACAAATTATTGCTGCTGGGTGGGATATTATTAAAGCTCTTGCTGGTGCTATTTTAGAGGCTATTCCTAATGTTTTAAAAGGAGCTTGGGATGGTATTAAAAATGGGTTTTCAAATTTATGGAACACAATAACGGGTAAGTCATCTGAAACAAGCTCAAAAGTATCAAATGATGCTACTACTACTGCTACAAATTTGAGTTCATCTTATGGACAAGCAAGTTCAAATGTTGCTAATTCAATGAACAACATGAATTTAAATGTAGGTAATTTGAGTACACAAGCCTCAAACAATGCAATTAATGCTTCTAATGCAGCTAAAGATGGTACGTCTTCAAACTATAATCTACTAGCTACAAATGTATCAGGAACGATGAATAACCTTAATAGTGTAGTAAGTTCAAATTCAACTAAAGCAGCAAATGCTGCAACAAAAGAGTCTAATAGTGCACTAAATGGTGTCTCTAGTGACTATAATAGTATTTTATCTAATGTTAATCAGGCTACCTCTGGTACTGCGAATGCTGTTGGCACTAATATGAATCAAGCTACCCAACAAGCTTCTAGTGCCTCTAACCAAATGTTTCAAAATGTATCAAATAATACACAAAATATTAATAATAAATCTTCGCAAGACATTTCACAGATGTCAAACAATGTAACGAAGTCCATGAACTCAATGAAGTCAAATGTGACAGGTACAATGAATAGTGTTGTTAGTACTATTAACGGGGGATTCAGTAGGATAAATTCTGCAAATACTCAAGCATTCAATTCAATGGCAAATAATGTTCAAAATGGTATGAATAGAATGAATAGTGCCGTTATGAATAGCATGAATTCAATGACAAGCATAATGATTTCTTCCACGAGTCGAATAAACTCCATTTTTAGTGGATTGACTTCAACGCTTTCTAATATCGGTTATAATGCAGGTATAGGTTTGAGAAATGGTTTAGCAAATTCTGCGGGTTCTATTTACGCAACTGCTAGTAATATAGCTAGTAACGTAGCCCGTACTATGAGGAAAGCACTGGATATTCATTCGCCATCACGTGTTACCGATAAAATTGGGGGATTTGTTGGGATGGGTTTAGTTAACGGCATGTCAAGAATGCAAAAGCAAGTTGATAGACAAGCGTTAGCATATGCAACATCAATAAAATCACAAGAATATGAAGCAAATTCTGTTTTAACGGCGGATACTAGAAATGTCTCTAATAAGCTTTCTTCATCTATGAATGAATTAAGCGAAGAAGTTAAAACTAGTCAATTACAAGAACCAGTATTTGAAGTTCATACCGAACTTGTTGGAGATAAAATATACACAATTGTTAAACAAAAAGAAGCAAGAAATCAAAATAAAGTTAATTTGGTTAACAAGAAATAGAGGAGGACACTATGGACTTAAAAATAGAAAAGGAAAACTTATCTACAAGGATGTCCTCCCTAGGTGTCCTTGTGATAGATATTAATTCCACTAATTCTATTGTTGAAATTAATACTAAAAAAATAGACGGAACTAACCGAAGTCTATTTTTGGGAGCCACTCATAGTGAGAAAAAAATCACTGTGAGTGGTTATTATTATGTAGAAAATGAACTTCAAGATGAGTACATGAAAGATAAATTGAATGGTACTTTTGCAGACACAGAACCATTTTATATAACTAAAATGTATACTAATCAAAGCTTATATGGTTATGAGCGACCTGGAGAAAAGCAAGGTTTCGATATGTTGAGAGTTGATAAGCAACGTCAATATCATTATAGATATAAAGTGTTATTAGACGGAGAAATCAATTATGATTTTCAAGGCTTTAGTGATGTAGGCCTTCTATACGAAGTATCACTAACATTTAAGACGGTAGATTTACCATTTGGAATTACCATCCCTGATGATATAGAAATAACAAATTCTAAAATGATTGAATATCGCGGTACTGTTCCTTGCAGTCAATTAGAATGGCCATGGAAAGTGCAAATTATTGCAAAAAAAAATTTAGGGGCTGAATTTAAATTATCTATTGATGAACGAGAGTTTAAGTATGTTGGTAAAAGAAATATTTTATCCGGCGATAAATTTTTGTTAGAAGGAACATCTTTCACTCTTAATGGTTTAAATATTAATGATCAGACAAATATTGAATATTTTATTTTAAAGCCAAATGAGGTTGGTTTTATACCGTTTTCTACATCTTTTAACATTGGTGAAGTAGAAATAAATATATTGAATAAAGTTGACTTATATAGATAAGGAGTAAGTAGTGATGGTTCAATTCATAGATACAGATGGAAATACTTTTATTGCATTGGCAGATATATCTTTCGTTAGAAGCCTAAATGGTGAAAAATCAATTAGCGGTACTATATATACTAATAATGATGTCCTTCACAGAATAGACAGAGGTTGGCAAGTAGAATTTGAAAATGAAAAATACTATTTAACTTATGCCATGCCAACTGATTATGGAAATAATATTACTGTTGAATTTGATGCCATACATGAATTTTTCTTTAGAATGGGTAAATCATGCGTGTATGATACTTTAAACGGTTCAAATACTGCAAAAGCTTATCTAGATTTTATTTTTAAAAACAGTGGTTTTACTTATTCACTAGCTGCTACTATACCAGCATTCGAAAAAGAAAATTTTGGAATGAAAAATAGATTAGCGTTATTTAATGACTTTATAAATAGTACTAACACTGAGTTTCAAATTATTGGTAATAACCTTTACATCGTTGACAAGATAGGCAGTGATTTATCAACGATTGTTCGTAAAGGTTTTAATATGCAAGAGTTAGGGTTAGAGCACAATATAAGTGATTTTGTTACGTATGCGAAAGGATTTGGGGCGTACAAAGACCCAAATGATGTTACTAAAGGAAGATTAATAGTTGAATATACCAGCCCATTAGCGGAAATTTATGGGAAGCTTGAGGCGGACCCAATTGTTGACGAACGCTATACTAAAGAAGATAGTTTTCTTGAACATTTAAAGGAAATTGTTGAATCTTCTTATAGTATCTCTGTTAATTTAACCGTAGAAGATTTGAGAAAAGTCGGGTATCAATATGGGTTGCCTGAACCAGGAGATTACATTATGGCTGTTAATGAACAGTTAGGTTTTCAACAAAAAATAAGAATTGTTGGAGTAACTGAGAATTTTAATGTTACTGGGGATTTAATTGAAAATAATATAACATGTAATTCACTAAACTTAGTTGATAAGAAGAACCAAGCTGATGCTAGTAACGCTCAATCATGGTCAGATATATCTAACGGAATAAAGCCTATTCCAAATGAATGGTTAACAGCAGCAATCCAGCAAGCAACTTCCGATTTAATCAATTCACAAACGGAAGTGAAATATGCCAAGACAGGTATTCTTGCCATTGATAAGAATGACTCAAATAAAATAGTTATATTAAACTCTGCGGGTATCGGAATTTCAACGGATGGGGGGAAAAGCTTCGAGAATGCAATAACTGCTAACGGAATAAACGCCTCTGCTATAAATACTGGAATTTTAAAAGCGATAGCTATTGAAGGTGTAACAATTTCAGGTTCAGTTATTACATCCATCGGAAAAGACTTTTCTTTAAAAGAGGACAATGGGGCAATAACTTGGACGCGAAATAGTGATGGAAAAGAAATATTTAAATTTTACACTACTTTAATTAATCAAAAAGAAGGAAATGTTAGATTAGATGTTTCAGACGAAGGTTCTTTTACGATATTTAATAAAAAGCTTAATAAGGCATTTCTAACATTTTTTGGCGCAACAAATAATATGTCAGGATCTGCAAACTTAGATAACTTTTATGTTGTTGGTAATGGTCATAGTTTGAATTTTGCACCTGGGAGCTTTGGTTATTCTTCTACAGCTAGTAATAGTCCTAGTTTAAATGTGAGTAGCAATGGTTTTAGTATAGGGAATAATGATACTAAAGTATTAGGATCATCTGGAGGAAGGATTAGTATATCCGCTACTTCTACAAGCTTCACAGGAAATCTTAGTGTTACTGGTTCCAAAAACTCTCTTGTGGATACACTGTCATACGGTCATCGACTGTTAAACGCCTACGAAACGCCAGAATATTATTTTGCTGACTATGGTAAAGCAATTACAGATTCTGATGGTGAAATAAAAATAGATATTGAACCTATTTTTTTAGAAACGGTGAATACTGAAAGTGAAAATTATCATGTTATGTTAACTCCTTATAGTAAAGGAAATATATGGGTAGAAGAAACTAAAGAAAAATATTTTGTAGTCAAAAGCGACCCAGCGCTAATAGAATTTAGTTGGAACCTTGTTGCGTATCGAAAAGGTTATGAAGAGGTTAGACTGACACAACAAAAAGAGGAGGGGTATGAAACATGAGCGATTTATTAAGATTTGATCTTTCAAAAAATTCTATCGGGCGACCAATTGTTTATGGTCGAGTCGGAGACGGAGAAAGTTTTTCAATGAGGGTTCAAATATTTAAAGATGGAGCTCCCTTTGACTTGACTGACTGGGTAGCTACTTTTGAAGGCGTAACTCATGAAGAAAGAACAAAAGTTTTTGATTCTGATGGAATAGAGATCACAAATGGAAAAAACGGGGAATTTACCTATACTTTCCCCAATATGGCATTTGCTGTAGCTGGTTCATATGAACTAGCATATTTTTCTTTCATGAAGAATGACAAGAGAGAATCTACTGATGATTTTGAGATTACGGTTTATGGAAATGCTGACATTGATGCAGAAGAAGCAAAAACTATAATTACTGAATACAACAAATTAGTTAAAGCTTTAAATGAAGCTTATCAATCTGCATTAGAAAAAATAGATACTGATTATGGTGCAGTTGTTAAGCGAATTGAAACAATAAAAACAGAGATGAATACATTACAAACGCAAATTGATAAAACAGTAAGTGATGCAGAAGGCCGTATTTCAAAGGTGGCTACAGATAGTGAAAACAAGATTAATCAGGCAGGAAAAACTGTAGAGACAAATATTACAGCAATTGGAAAAACAGTTACTGATGCTATGAATGCAGCATTAGAAGAATTGCGAGCAGCAGACTTTTATACACGAACAGAATCAGATTCTCGTTATGTAAGTAAAACAGAGATGGAGAACGGATCATTAGTTGCTAAAAAAACTGTGATTAAGGCGCAGGACTGGGATGAAATTTTAGACAAAGGAATTTACACCGTCTTCGGTGCTTCTGGCGCAAATAGACCTTATTCGGGTGCGGCTTATGGTGCTTTAGTCGTTTATGCAGATAATACATTCATCAATCAAACTTATATTTATAAAGGCGAAACGTATATTAGGAGTAGACAAGGTAGTCCTGCTACTTGGACAACTTGGAACAAAATGATTGTTGATAATGGACAGTTTGACAAATTTGTATATAAACAATCAGGTTCTCCAGATACAAATGTGGTAAGTCAACTTGAAGTAACGTGTATAAGGATTGGAAATGTTGTTACATGTCATATGCGTGTGAATGTGACAAAAGTTGATGTTGAACCGGAAAATAATGTCTTGTTACAAATTCCAGAAGGATTCAGGGCTACTTATAACACTGGTGGTGAAGATATAGGGGCAATCTGGAATATCCCATTTACCGTTAACTCAACTGCTACGCCTAGCAATCAAAAAATAGTGAAAATGCATCTTGAACCAGGCAACGGGCTTTACCCAAATCGAGTGACCTTGATGTCAGGACAAACAGGGAATCAATATGCAACTTGTACATGGACGACGGATGATCCATATCCAAAAATAGGAAAAGTTGGACTTGGTACTGTAGTTAAACTAACTGCTAAGAGTGATGGTTCATTTAGTTTGTAACATATAAATTAATTTTATAAAAATCGTTTAGCAATAGCTAAGCATTTTTTATTTTGGGGGAATAATTTTGTCAAATGAAATTGTTGTCGCTGTTATAGGATTAGTAGGCAGCACAATTGGCGCGTTTATTGGAGTTGTAGCTAGTGCCAATTTGACAGCTTATAGAATTGAACAGCTAGAAAAGAAAGTAGAAAAACATAATGGGGTAATTGAAAGAACCTTTAAATTAGAAGGTCGAATGCAAGAAGCGGAACATGACATAATAGAATTGAAAGGAGCAAAAAAATGATTCTACCAGATAAGTACTACAAGATTATCAAATGGGGCGTGCTAACAGTGCTACCTGCAAGTTCTGTTTTGGTTGCCACGCTAGGTAAAGCTTATGGATGGCAGCAAACAGATATGGCTGTTTTAACTATTAATGCCATAGCAACTTTTTTAGGAGTAGTAACAGGTGTGTCAGCATATAATTTAAAAGACAAGGAGAAGTAAAAATGAAAAAGAAAATTTTAGTAGGAGCGCTTGTCGCTCTATTTTTTATGCCTTTAAATGTATTTGCTGCAAAAGGTGACCAAGGCGTTGACTGGGCGATTTATCAAGGCGAACAGGGTCGTTTTGGTTATGCACATGATAAATTCGCTATTGCTCAGATTGGTGGCTACAATGCTAGCGGTATTTATGAACAATACACATATAAAACGCAAGTGGCAAGTGCTATTGCCCAAGGTAAACGTGCGCATACCTATATTTGGTATGACACTTGGGGAAACATGGACATTGCGAAAACAACAATGGATTACTTTTTGCCACGTATTCAAACGCCTAAAAATTCCATCGTTGCATTAGATTTTGAACATGGAGCGTTGGCTAGTGTTCCAGATGGATATGGTGGATATGTAAGTTCAGATGCCGAAAAAGCAGCAAATACAGAGACAATTTTGTACGGTATGCGCAGAATCAAACAGGCTGGCTATACTCCAATGTATTACAGCTATAAGCCATTTACATTAAATCATGTAAACTATCAACAAATCATCAAAGAGTTTCCTAACTCTTTATGGATTGCTGCGTATCCTATCGATGGTGTGTCACCATATCCATTGTATGCTTATTTCCCAAGCATGGATGGTATTGGTATTTGGCAATTCACATCCGCTTATATTGCAGGTGGTTTAGATGGTAACGTAGATTTAACAGGAATTACGGATAGTGGTTATACAGATACCAATAAACCAGAAACGGATACGCCAGCAACAGATGCAGGAGAAGAAATTGAAAAAATACCTAATTCTGATGTTAAAGTTGGCGATACCGTCAAAGTGAAATTTAATGTAGATGCTTGGGCAACAGGCGAAGCTATTCCAGATTGGGTAAAAGGAAACAGCTATAAAGTGCAAGAAGTAACTGGAAGCAGAGTATTGCTTGAAGGTATCTTGTCATGGATCAGCAAAGGTGATATTGAATTATTGCCAGATGCGGCAACTGTTCCTGATAAACAACCAGAAGCGACTCATGTGGTACAATACGGCGAAACATTATCAAGCATTGCTTATCAATACGGAACAAACTATCAAACATTGGCTGCATTAAATGGATTGACAAATCCAAATCTTATTTACCCTGGTCAAGTTTTGAAAGTCAATGGATCGGCAACAAGTAATGTCTACACGGTTAAATACGGCGATAATTTATCTAGTATTGCAGCCAAACTTGGCACTAATTATCAAGCCTTAGCTACATTAAACGGATTAGCAAATCCTAACTTGATTTATCCTGGTCAAACATTGAATTATTAATGGCTTTAATATAAAATAAGGATACACTTATTTAAATTTCTCTCGAGTCGCCGTCCCCAAGGCGGCTCTTTTCAGGACCATTAGCTCAGTTGGTTAGAGCCAATCGCTCATAACGGTTAGGCCACAGGTTCGAGTCCTGTATGGTCCATAGTAAAACACCTGCCTCTTTTTCTTACGAGAGGTGTGTGTGTTTTGTTATGTGAATATTTTTTTGTTGAAAAATAGAACGAACGTTCGTATAATGTTTCTGATAGGAGAGTGTATCAGATGGTGAGACGAACGAAAAAAGAGTTTAAACCTTACAACGATTATGTTGACCGTCCTTTTGAATTAAAGTGGCCAACGGCGTTTCCGTTGGGCGAATTGACTGAAGCAATAAAGAGTACTGATGAATATCATGCTCGCAATATTGATAGACTGCCGCAGCAATCACAGCGACAAATAGAATATTTTTTAGATCGCTCTATTAAGCAAAATAAAGTTTTAGAAATCCAATTGAATTCGTTAGATGAATATGACCGAGTGAAACCACATGTTTTTGGTGTATTTCGTGGAATGGCAGAATTCGATGTTGTGTTGATTGGAGAAAATGAGGTCGATTTTTATGATATTAGAAACATTCAGATTCATAATTTCACCAAGTGGAGTGAAGAACACATACCTGAAGAAAATCCATTTGAGGAAGGAACAGAACATTGCGAAACAATAGATGAATTTGCAGACGAATATTTCGATGATGAATGGATAGAATAATTAGAAATGTAAAAGCTCTACTTCTCACTCACGGGAAGTAGGGCCTTTTTTGTTTATTCGGTATAATTTATATATCTATTCGCTTGCCTTTTTTAATTTTTTGATGTAGATTTTATCTTGTTGTTATAGTCTATTTTGCTAATTTGAATTAAAATGATATTACGCAAACCCTTGTGAGTTCTAGTCTGTCTAAATATGGTGTTGCATAAAAATTACACCGTGAAACTAAATAATTTATTTAGATAGAGCCTAGAATCCTTGTTGTGTAAGGGTCTAGGCTTTTTATCTTTTGATTCATTACATGTTCATTTGTAGATGGAATGTAGAGGGAGGATTACCCAAGTTTGGCTGAAGGGGACGGTCTCGAAAACCGTTAGGCGAGTAACATCGTGCAAGGGTTCGAATCCCTTATCCTCCGTACTGAGAAGCAGTTGAGTTATTAGTTGCAAATAAAACGACAGAGACGTACACTTAAAGTAGAAAAATACTTAAGAAGAGGTGTCTATTATGTCAAACTATGAAGAAAAAGAAGCGCAAGCATTAGTAAAAATTGCCGACGTTTTGAACAAATTGGATGCAAGTTTAGAAGAGTTGAGCTCGCTAGATGAGGATACAAAAAAACATAGTATGAAGAAATGGATTGTTGAAAAAAAAGCCATTCATGAGATTAAAAAAATTGCACACGAAGCTGGTAAGTATGACAAGTATGATGAAAAAGAATTAGAAAAAGAAATGGATCTGTTGGAAAAGTTTATGTAAAAAAGCGCTAGCTTTTGTTCAACAGTTATTTAATTTTGAGTCTAGAATTAATCGTTTTGATTTTTTCTAGGCTTATTTTTTATGAAGTAAGCAAATCGTATCGGGAGAGGTATTGAATTAAGAAATAAAGCATGTATTGATTCAGAAAAAAAGTTGTAGTAAAATGTTCGTCACAACTACTTTTCTTCTGATTTCATAGAAGGAAAAGTTGGAATAATGAATTGAGAAGAGTCGATTTTTAGGAGATGATTTTAGGTGACTTTTTATCAATTATTGCAGTTAGATCCATTTATTTTAAAACAAAAAATTCATCAAGCGGATACTAAAAAACAGCGGAGATATTTTTGGCGCGCCTTGTTAATAAGGGATATCTTATTAGTTTCGTTTGCGATTTTATGGGTGTCGACGATTACTTTTTTCTTTGGAAAAGCTGTAGCGCCTTTTTCAATTGTATTATTTTGTTTGCTGTTGAGTATCCGTTTCGTCTCATATGGCTACAGGGAAAAACAGGCCTTGCTTAGTTTAGGAATCGTGTTAACAATTCTAGGTGTTAGTCCATTAATTTCACTGATTTCTGTATCATTTTTACAATTGGGCCTTCATTTTATCTGCTTGCTGGCATTGTTTTTCTTAACTGGTAAAAACCCTAAAATGGGTAATCCTGGCTTGTATACGTTCTCCTACTTATATTTAGTTGGCACGGTTCACTATCAATCGTTTCAGCAATTAGAACAAACTTTCTTTGTATTAGTGTTTGCTTATCTACTTTTAGCTTTTGTTTATCATGTGAAACATAAAAAATTGGATCAAGAGATTACTTTTATACAGATGGTTACAGAAAATGGTTTTTTTAATCAAAGAAATATTTGGTTTGGTTATTACGCTTTAGGCATTAGCTTATTACTTTTTATAGGAACGCACCTTCAGATTGACCGCTTTATGTGGGCAACATTTGCTAGTTCGTCATTATTTTCTGGGTATGATACGTTTAAATTGTCTGAACGAGCAAAAGAACGAATAATAGGGGTCGTTATTGGTTCTCTAGTATCGGCTATCTTGTTATTTTATATACCAACGAACCTACTTGGTATTTTAGGAGGACTTTGTTTAGGCTTATGCACATCTTATAAAAGTAAAACGATTTTTAATTGTGTTGGTGCTATCATGGCAGCTTCTATGATATTTGGGCTAGAAACAAGTCTTTACTTAAGAATTTTGTTAAATATGTTGGGGCTAGCTTACGGTTTGCTTTATCATTTTGTCTTTGTAAAAACTATGTCCTATTGCAATCGCAAGGAGTGGCTGAAATTGTCTGAATAAAAGGAGCCTAACATTCTTTCTTGAAAGAATGTTAGGCTCCTTAGACATTTTTGTGTATATTCCATATATGCTATTAATCAATGACCAACTGCTATATCAAATGTCGCAATTTTTGCTGAGCCAGTAGGTACAAGGTCTAGTTCCACTTCGTCAAAACTATTGCCATCAACTGGTATCCCAAAGTAAATTGTAGATGTTCCAGTTCTACCTTGAGAAACATAATCTTGACCATTTTGCTGATTAAATGATTGTAAAGCTTTTCCATCCTTAGAATATGCTTGGAAATAATTAGAGTGGGGTAAAAAGGGTTCTTCCATAGCAATATTGGTATAATCAAAAGTCACTGCCATCATTTTGCTAGTATCATAATCTTCTAGATTAATCATATAATCTGGAAATGCAGATTGATTAGTAGAAACTTTCGTAAGTTTAATTTTTCCAACTTTTTTAGAATTTGAATATAGATCAACGTCTTCATTTAAACCATATTTTTTTTCTTCCTTTTTTTGTTTGGAATCTACTTTGGATTCCTGGCTTTTTTTATTTTCATCAGTATTTCCTGTTTTTAAAGAATCATTTTCTTTTTTTAGACTAGAAATAGTTGTTTCTAGTTTTTGCACTTTAGTAGAATCATTATTAGAACAACCTGCTAAAATACCAAGAGATATTAATGTTATGCTTAACAAATACATTTTTTTCATTTGAAAACTCCTCATTTCTGTTATAATATTTTTGTAAACTAAATCTCGAAATACTTTTTTGAGTCCGTGGTCCCCACATGGACTTTTCTTTTTTTATAGACTATTATCTAT